GGTCTGAGAACATCTGGAGACCCTGCAGAAGTATATGCGCAAGTATTAAAGATCCTTGGCGGGGCGGAGTGCCACGTCTCTACATTGGACGACGTGACATTGCAGTGCCATATTAGAGGTAAATTTCGCGGAAGAGGTAAGCGAGATAATTTTCTTGCACCAGGGACCTGGGTTCTTGTCGGGCTGCACGAATGGCAAAAAGAACCGGCGCCAGGTAAGTTTGCTACTTGCGATCTCCTTGAGGTTTACAGTGAGGGTGATAAGTCTAAACTGCGAAATAACGTCACGAGCGTGAGTTGGAACCGGTTTGTTGTTAATGATAGTAAAACGATTGGTATGTCAGATAGTGAAGATGCAGAGGGTGTATCCTTCATTGACGCAAAAACACAGGAATTCTTGGAGGTGTTGGACACTCATATGGCACAGGTGCAAGCTGGAAAAACAAATATTATTACAACGGCAGACGGAGAAACAGTTGATGTTGACGATATTTAAAAATATTTAGGTGGGTGTGTAATTTGTATTATTAGAAATTTTTCTACTTTTTGTTGTTGTTGTTCATAAAATTCTATTTGGCTTAGAATTTTATGAGATATTTCTCAGAACCAGCGCCTATTTGCGTGTGCGGCGACGAGTTGATTTGCGCGAGCTATTTTTGCGGCGCATTTGAGTTTTTACTCTTCTCATTTTTCTGGACTTTTTCGTTTTTTTGGACTTTCTCATTTTTCTTGATGCTCCACCCCTTGTATACTTTGGTGGCCTTGGTGGCTTCATGTATGATACATTTGATAAGGGTCGTGCCGATACCTTTACTGGTAATTCGCGTGGGGTTTGTTCGCGTGGGGTTTGTTCGCGTAATACCTCCAGTCCTGCGTTTATAATCTGCATATTCTGTTTTTGAGTAAGCTCTTCGTTTGAAGGATTATATTGGCCTTTTAAATGCGCAACATCTTCTATAATAGAATCGCCAGTAGGAGCCGAAAACACTTGGTCTGGGGGGTATGCCTTATTCACCACGCTATCAACCCACTCAACGCCCGGCTTACTTAATTTGGGGTTAAATTTCTGTACATACCCAAGGCCAAGATTGGCATAGCCTGTCATATCGTCCATTTCCTCGGCCGAGGCCGTCACACCTTTCTTCGGCCGCCATTCATCATCGGATTTATTGCCTAGGTCTTCGTCATCGGATACATTGCCAAATACGTCTAGGTCCGCATCTGTAAGGTCCGCATATGTAAATTTGGCAGTCATTATATTATAATACAATGAGAAAATAACGCCGGAAAGGGGATTTAAATGCTGCCTCCTATATGTTTATATATATTTTCATGTTTTGTAAGAATACTAATCGTGCGTATTGCTGTAAGGAGGCAATTAATATTAAGGAAACTCCTCTAAATGCTTATTATAAATATATGTTTAATAGATTTAAATATATCAACGATATTAATACATAACTGTTTCTATTACTAAATCAGAATGGCAAACATATTTAAGCAAAATACGCGGTTTGAGGCCCTAAACGAGTCCAACAATAATGGTAATAATGGTAATAATAGACGAGACAATGGGTTTTCTGAGCGGAGACCGCGTGATGAAGGGCGCAGCAGTGAGTCGCGCAGACAAAATAACAGCGCTCAATCATTTAAGACACAGGCCGATGTAGCGGCAAAAGAACAGGCTGCAAAATTGGAGCTATCTGAAGATAACTTTCCTACCCTTGCAGCTGTAGCACCGTCAACCGCAGCTCAGGCGAATTATGGTAGTTTTTCGCAGTGTGTTAAAACAGTAATAAAGACCGAAACCCCCGAATTACCCGCAGTTGACCCAGACCTCCTCAATCTTAAACCAGGTTGGTTACTACTTAAGCATGACCGTAAAACCCACACAACTTTATGGAAAAGCAACGAGCTATATGATTTGGCGCCAATAGAAAAAACGCCTGACGAACTTGCATGGGACGCCCTGGATGAACTCATTGCTTTACATGAAAAACGAACCAACGAATTTATTGATACCTGGGGCTACGAAGAATGGGAGAGGACGTTTAGGTTCCCCAACTACGATTACGAGTATTTTGATAAGTTGGACGAGCTATATGAAGAAGAATTGGAAAAGGACCGTGCCAAGCAACAAGAGGCGGCGGATCTTGCCGCAGCAGACGCCGATGATTATGATTATCGTGAGTGGTAATTAGTTAAAAAATATAATGTATTATATGTGCTTTTAATAATATATTATGGATACCGAATACAGTGAATTAAATGATGATTGGATTACAAATTTTGAACGCAATGATAAATTATATCAAGATTTCTACAAGGACGACATTTACTATGTAAATTTAAAATGTGTGTATGTAAACCGTGATAATGAAATTGACAAAATTAATACGGAGACCTTTTTAATGGGCAAACCCAACCTTATTTCCAGAGAAGAAATACTCCGAATACTTAAACGGGCCTCGGTAGACACCGATAGGCGATATTCGCTATTGTCTATATTAAGATATAATATTACGTTGGATGCAGATGATGTAAGGCATTTTTTATCATCTGACCCTGTACCCGATTCCTTTTTAACGGTCATTAAAACGGTTGACGCTGTTTCATTTGAAAAAACAATCCATATGATGCAGGATTTAAACGACCTTGTTCTTATATTTTATGAAAAGTCTCAAGAACTAAAGCAAAGCACTCCGGATAACACAACTAAACGGGTTTATCTTCATTCGCACGCTAACAAGAAAACAATTAAAAAAAGATATAAAGACTAAACGGCAACTTAAAGTACCCTCACCATGGCAGCACTTGTTGGCGCACTTGATAACTTTACGCCTTCCCAAATCGGAGAAAATTGTCATTTAGAATACGGATGGTCAAATAAAATACAAGAAAAAATACTACAGTTTAGTTTTCAGCTAACAAGAACACACGAATTGGCGATTAAAAGGTTGCAAACGATTTTGAATGTTCTACTTGATTCGCTCACTCATACAATTTCTACTGGGTCGCTTCCAGAGAAGGAGATTGCGAAGGGATATCTTTCTATTTTGTACAGAATGATTGGACAAACCCGTGATATTATTGATGGAAAGGGTGAATATATGTTGACTTATATGATGATTTTCGCATGGTATCAATTCTACCCAGAATTGGCGGTTTTTGCGCTGCGGTGTCTGGTCAAGCACGGCGACACGAATGAGCACCCATATGGGTCGTGGAAGGATATGAAGTATTTTTGCGACTTTTGCGTGGACCAAGACGTTGAAGTTAGTCATCCCTTGATTCAGGCTGCTATTAAGTTGACAAATGACCAATTGCGAGCAGATTACGCAGCAGATACAAACGGCGTTTCATTGGCCGCGAAGTGGGTTCCAAGAGAGGGGTCGTCCTTTGGCTGGTTATACCAGTCGCTGGCGACGGACTATTTTAATGGGTATGTGGCAACCGCCAAGAACGACGACAGTTTGGAAAAGGCCATTCTCAAGGCTAAGACAGAGTACCGTAAGATACTGTCCAACCTGAACAGAAAGATTGATACGCTTCAGATTAAGCAATGTGGTGGTAACTGGGCAGACATTCAATTTGACAAGGTTACTTCTATTTCCCTCTCAAAACAAAAGAGGGCCTTTTTGAACATTAAAAAGAACGGGGCTGCGCGTTGCCCGGACAATTCTGACCGAGTCACATGTGCAGAAAACTTTGCAGCACATGTTCAGGCAAGCATTGCCGGCGGAAAGGAGATTAAGGGCCAGCGAGTCTCTATGGCCGATTTTACCAAACAGGCATTGGCGCTCTGCGCAACTCGTAATCAGGTGGAGATTGACATGCTGAACTCCCAGTGGCGCGACAGTTCTTCGTTGACTGGCGACCTCGGAAAAATGATTGCGATGGTGGATGTATCAGGGTCAATGTCGGGTGATCCGCTATATGCTGCGGTTGCGCTCGGAATTCGCATAGCTGAGACATCTGCGATTGGTAAGCGAGTTATGACATTTAGTGCCAATCCTACCTGGGTGAATCTTGATGGGAACGACGACTTTTTCTCGCAAGTTGAGACCATTTCCAAGGCAGACTGGGGGATGAATACAAACTTTCATGCTGCGCTGAATACGATTTTAGATGCGATTATTCAGAGCCAAATGCCGGCCGAGGATGTCCAAGACATGGTGTTGGTTGTTCTTTCAGACATGCAGATGGATGCTGGCGATAAATGCGATAAGCAAGTGTTGTATGATACCATGAAGGCGAAGTATGAGGCGGCCGGAATCCGGGTTCATGGTAAGCCCTATAAGCCGCCCCATATCCTCTTTTGGAACCTGAGGAGCACATCGGGGTTTCCGACTCTGTCGACCCAGACAAACTGCTCGATGATGTCGGGGTTTAGTCCATCCTTGCTGAATATATTTTGTGAGCAGGGGATAACAGCATTGCAATCATGCACGCCGTGGTCCGTACTTGAAAAGAGTATTGAAAACAAGAGGTATAATATTATGGGGTCTAAGTTTGTAGAAATTGTCGAACGTCATTAAACACGCAGCGCGTCATTAATCATATCGAGAGAATATTTCAATTGTTGATTTTTTTATAAAAATTACATGCAGTTAAATCCTCAGTTTCGTTGATATCAAATTCTTTAAAACAAGCATCAACATTTTCGTTAATATTACCTACAACGTCCGCTCGTTGTCTTGTTCTGATATATCTAAATTCAGGCAATGTTTTGCATTTGTAATGATTTAACTGAATAACATCAAAACTAATATTGCTATTAAATGAACCATTAATAATAGTATTGTTCGTTGCCTTTGTATATCCACTTGAAAACTGGACACTATGGCAATCAATATAACTTAAAAAATTATCCTTTTTAAATATGGTTTTTATATGTTTATTTCCATTTTTTTCACACATAGTAAACCGAATCGTATTAGGTTCGTCTGTTTTTTCTGTTCTTCCCGATGAACCAAAAAATCTCCAATTCATACCTATTCCCTGACAATCGCCTACTATATATTCCTTGATAAAATCGCAAATATTGTCATGTTTTTTCAAAACGATAAATTCGTCAATATCTAAATGTGCCACATGGGTTATACAAGTTGTAAATAAGTATTTTTTTACAAAATGGTCTAATGCCATATATTGAACACCCTTTGCATAATTGTTAAATGGTATGTGTATAACCTTCATGTACGGCTTATATCTATACAGCAATTTTCCATATGTAGGCGTGTCTTCATTGTCATATAAAAATATGTGTTTAAACCCAAGTGTCAAATGGTATTTTATAAATTCCTCAATATAGTCGTGCTCTTTTTTTGCTATACAAACAATTACCGGATACATTAATATATTATATAGCGTTAAAATTTATTTAGAATAATATATTTTAAAATTGAAACCTGATTACACCATTATTACCTAATACATGTCAAAATGTTTTCAATTGTCACAAGCAGGTTTAATAATGAAACACGGGATGCGAATTACGCGTATAGAAAAAAACATAAGTTTGCGTGTATGTACTGTTGCCCGATTGAGCCCTCCCCGAAAATTCTATACGACACGCCTATGTTTGTTATTGAAATGAACAATTCCACTAACAAAATTGAAGGCATCGGTCTCATCAAAAACAAGCCCGAAATGAAGAGGTATTATAAGGTTCACCAAGACGGCAACACAAATAGATATATTTATATAGGAAATTATTACATGGATCGCGATATGATTGAAGAATACAATTCGCCGCTTGTTTACGCATTGGATGTGATATTATTTACTGGTTATATGCATTCAAAACGAGGAGCTGGGCTAACGCGTATCCCACAAACAGCGTTGACGCGCGACGCATGCGAAGGGATCAACATAAAGAAGGAAATACGACAGCTATTCCTGCATCATTTTATTGAGAAACTTAGAAAAAATGACGACGTAATAATTAATACGGAAAATATTGCTTAAAAAATGGCACTGAAAAAAGAGAACTAAATATTACTGTATTTTTTATTAAAAACAATATCTATAATAATCATATGACAGATATTGATACGAATGTCGGTAATTATACATTATCTGAATTACTTACTATAGCTGGCATTGAAAATGACGACATTAATGAAGAGGCAATAATGGCAAAGACAGATAAATTAATCAATCGGTTTAAGGTAAAGGACCCGCGCCTATCTGTTTTTTTTAAAGGGGTTCAGAGTCAGCTTTTAAGATATGAAAAGGGATTAAATGCCGCATCGGACGACGAAGACGAGTATGATGACGACGAGAAAATTCATGTTGAGTCAAGAGGGGCCTCAGTTGAAGGGTTCGGGAACATGTCTAATGAGGCAATATATACAAAGGGCGATAAACAAATAACTGAATGGTATGAAAATGAAAATCTTACTCAGTCCGACCAAAATCAGACAAACAAGATTACTCAAAGACAACAAAAGGTTGGTATCTTCGGGAACCAACACGCGCCGATGAAGCGCGAACAAATTGCTACAACGGACACGTTTTCACTGCCAGTAAAGCAGGACTCATTAAACCCCAATTTAAAAAACACTATTAACCGGTTTGTCAATATTGATAGTCAATTTAGACAATATACCAACGGCTTTGACTCTACTGCAACCGACTATACATTAGATTTGTCTGACACTCTCAAGAATACGCTGAAATTGAGTTTGTACTCTTATCAAATCCCGTTTAGTTGGTACACGATTGATACTGCCTATGGCAATACGTGTTTGTGGATATTAGATACCAGCGGCAATGCTATCCCAGTATCGGTCCCTCCTGGCAATTATACCCAAGTAGAGTTCAAGGACCAATTAAATAAATCTTTTTTGGATGCGGGGTTTACGTTCGCAGCAACGGTTCCCGTTAATACTCCAGTTAGCTATAACGCAAATAGCGGTATTATTACATTGAACTTAAATGGTGGTTTGCACAACCCGGCCCCGGCATTTACTATCACATCGGCCACGCGAATTCTGTTTTATGATTTTACCGGTGCACTACAGTGTAACTCATCGTGCAGAAGCAGCACTAATCATTTTTTTAATAACTCACTCGGCTGGCTTATGGGATATAGGTTACCATATATTAACGTTGATCCAAGCGGAAACGTGGCCTCAGCAATTTTAGATGTAAATGGAGTTAAATATTTAATACTCGTCCTGGATGACTATAATCAGAACCATGTAAATAACAGTCTTGTATCTATTTCACAATCTTCAAATAATCTAAAAATACCTGCCTATTACTCGCCTGATTTGCCGTCTACATGTATTCGTCCAACGCCACAACAAACCGGTAATTTAACGGAGCTCGTTACTGAGGAGACTGTCCGTTCTGTGATAGATTCGCAGCCGCCAAATGGACTTTTAATTGCGGGAAAATATGAAAATGACTATACGCCCACACAGGTTGTACTACCAAGTGCTCCGCGTACGCTCACTCAGGCACAACTTTACACCATAAATGAAATAAACAAACAGAATAACAACCTGACAAAATACCTCGCTACTGCGCCAACAACCTCGGATATTCTGGCCATTATACCCATCAAGACCTCAAGTGGGGTGCCAACAGGGTCTTTATTGGTTGAATATAGTGGGTCACTGCAAGACAGTTCGCGGACATACTTTGGTCCCGTTAACATAGAGAGAATGGCCGTAAAATTGCTGGATGATAAGGGGAACGTGTTGAATTTAAATGGTAGCGACTGGTGTTTTACCCTTGTTTGCGAGTGTTTGTATCAGTATTAAAATATTAAAATATCCCCATATGTTATGGACGTATTAACGGACCTATTCCACGGGGTCGAAATATTCGGCCCCGCAATATTAGGGGTCTTGCCCATATATCTTTTATGGAATAAGAAAACCCTATTTTTTTATTATATTATTGGGTTCCTTATTAGTGCTCTTATAAATTTAGTGTTGAAGGGCTTGCTGCAAATGCCAAGACCATATGAGGATGCGGGTCGGTTTAATTTGGCGCTTACTCACGGGCGGCGGTTTGTATTTAAAAGCGGGCTGCCATTTGATATATTCGGAATGCCTTCGGGGCACGCCCAAATGGTATTTTATTCGACCACATTTGTATATTTGGCACTAAGAAATACGAATATATTGTATTTCTATCTCTTCTTATCGCTACTCACAATCTCTCAGCGCGTGGCATTTAATTATCACACGCCATTACAGGTTATTGTGGGTGCATTAGTGGGAATAGGAATGGGCTATTTAGTTTACTACCTTGCCAAAAATAAAATTGTTGGTCGCATTACAGAAAAACTTGACGACTTTGCGGCGGTCTAACACATATTGAATTATATATTGACGCGCTAATGTATGTGTTTTGAATTACAAATATTAAGTGATACTTGTAATTGAAAGGTAGTATTATTTTTTCGCCGTGTAGTTTATATGCGCTTTCATAAATTCTTGGAAAAATTAATCGTCTTATGTTTATTTATTGCAACATTAGGTACTGCATACATCTTTGTTGCGACTATAATATTAGGCGACACCTCCTATTCCGGGTTTTATAGTAGTTGGCAAATGCCTATGCTGCTTGCATTATTCATTGATGCCGCTTACTATAAGCACATTAATCACCTAAATGGTTTATAGTTTTACGGCGTCGTACTTTCATCGCAAGCAACCCGGTGTCCCAAATAATACAAATGGTCCTCGGTGCTCGTATGAACAAGGGTGTATTGGTCGGCGCAGTTGGGGTCTTCGCAGTTCGTCCCGCTACACAACGTTAATTTACCCCCAGCATCCTCAAATATCTCTCTACAACTATGATGGTACCCTAAGCCGTCTATCGGCGGCACATGCGGAACCAAATCCTTATTGTGAGTGGTTCTATAATACTCGCTTACCGCCGTGTTGACAAATGCTGCGTATTTTTTATCGCCGACACGCGGCTGCCCGTAGTCGTATAGCTTGACATGTATGCCCTTTCTCTCTAATTCCATTGCAATTAACTGTCCACAAGAGGCGCCATAAGAATGGCCTGTCACCACAACTGAATATGTTGGATAGGTTTTCTGTAGGCTCTTAACTACTTCAACAGTTTTATTACTTACCCCCAAGGCAGAACGGTAAAACCCATAATGGACCTTACATCCACACTCTGGATATGTAGTATATGGGACTTGCTTCACCTCAAAATCATCCAACCAATTCATGGTTGAGGACGACCCGCGTAAAACAACGTAAATAGACTTTGTGCTGGATAATGTTCCTATATAACCCCGGAGGTCAGTCTTTTCATCATATAGGGTGTCCTTATAAACGAACCCTTGGGCCGGTCCTGCGATCTTCATTGTTTTGTAGTGTTCTTTACCACAATATGCTGCACCACTTAACCAAACTCCGACATTTAGTTGGTTCATGTCAATTGCCATTACAAAACTTGTGAACGATGCAAGAAAAATCCAATTAATATACCCCATTTATACTATACGCGAAAAAAATAGTATACTATATAAATGGCTTATATAAAAGTTCCGGGACCAGATGTTCAGCCCAACACAACAGTACTTAATAGATGTAGACGATATAAGCAGGCATATCCCGGATTTGCCCCGATCATTTATACCCTCAATCCAGATAATGTGAATCAAGGGGCATATTCAGTAGTTTATATTAACGGCCTTAATTTTCTCCCACCGTGTTATGGAACCACTTATGTGAATTGTGGGGCCTTTACAAATATACCAATTACCTTCTATAGCTCATTTAACATATCCTTTGTTGTTCCGGTAAATATTGTTGCAGGC